AAGGCAGAGCTTTACCCTCTGCCTTACGATATATATGTTTTTTTAAAACTTACACAATACTTGGTAAATCGCCATGATTGCCTTCATGAGACGGTGGCTTCCAACCACTAGGCTTTAACAAATCAGGCAAACCAAAGCGATTAGGCCGGCCAGGTTTTACGCCAGGTGATTTAGCCATATTAGCATTGTATACTTTATTCCATGCTTCATTAGCATCGACGCCCATCACATCAAGAGTACCGATAGCAAATACGCACATATCAATAAGACCATCAACAACTTCCTCTGCATCAGAATTATTAATGGCAGATAGTGTTTCTTGATATTCTTCACCGATCATAAGCATACGAAACATAAGATATTTCTGCATCAGATCTTTGTCACCACGATTGGCCTGAAACCAATCATGTACACCAAACTTATCGTGCATATCTTCAATATCATTTACCCAATTATCACTCATTGTCACTTCCCTTTTTAAATGACCAAATTTCATTATCACTTTTTTCCCAAACTAGTGTATCGCCAATTTGTAGATCAAGAGCTTCAAGTAATTCATCAGGGAACTCAAGAAAGAGTTCTCCATCAGAATCAGCTTGAACCATTATACCATATTTTTCACCCATATAACACGCCTATTTTTTTAATTCCTAATGCCCAATTTTCAGCTGCATCTTCGGCCCATCGCATTGATTTTCCGATATGATCTTCTTTGTAATACATTTTGCCGTTAGCATCAAAATACTTTATATAAAAATATTCTTCTTTTAAATCTACATGGATTTCGCAATACTTACCAGGTTCTTCATCAGACCAATATGTTGAGAGTTTTTTACCCATCACTCTGGCCTTCCTTCTTTAGAAATTCTCCAACCAGCATAACTGTTTTCAGTAGCATAAGCAGCTGCATCTTCATCATTTGCAAAAAATTCGTGGTCGCCTGAACTATCTGTCAACTGGTGTAAAAAAGTATAACTCATCTTATTGGCGTGTTCAGGCCACTTTGTAAATTCAGCCATGTGCTTTCTCCTTTAACTAATAAACGTATTTATGTTAGGATATATACCGCTAATTGATTTTGCTATCTCCCGCGCCAATTCCATGTGTTCTTTTTGGGTTCCATTTGCCGAACGTAACTCAACATAATGTATCCAGGAGCGAATAGTACCATTGACATAGAGACGACTAACCGTATTACCTTCTGGTAAAACAGCTCTTGCTTGTTCTTTTGCGATTCCATTTTCTATTGCCCATTTGTATGCTTGCTTAGCTTGCATAATTACCTTTAGTTGTTCTTCTTCCCAACGCTCTTGAATATACTGATCGTCGGTCTCTACAGAGTTTTGACGATTCTTAAGATCTTGTAATCGAGCATCTCGAACTACAAAGTCATCTCCGATATCTCGAATGTCAGCATATCTCTGAGAGAATTCTTGAAACGAAAATGATCTGTGACGAAGAAGCTGCCTTGCAATATCTCTTGTCGTTACAACCTCGATGCAAGCACTTGCCATTTCGAACGGTGACCAATGTTTGTGCTTGATTAAATAATTAAGAAGTTTAGGCGTAGTTTTTGTATTAGCTTGATTCGAAGGATTTGATACTCTGGCACAATACGCTACAAGATCCTGAATATTTTCAAGCCCCATAATTCCGGGTTCTCCACTATGCACATGTCGTACAGGTTGACTATGTGAAATTAAGCGTGCTTCCATTAACCTTGTCCTCGATTCTTTTTATAGCTGCGTTTCTTTGATTTATTCATAGAAGACATCTTGACATTACCTTTGCCGATGCTTGTCTTCTTTTTATTCGTGATACCTTTTAATGCCATAATTTACTCCAATTTAAAATCTTCAAATCTTTTATTCACTTCTGTCTTATCAAAAGCCGGTACGTCTTTAACTAATTCTATTGATGGATCATCTGTATCATACAATCTCATCTTCGATCGATTAACACCAATTACGAATCTCTTGTTAACATTCGGATCGTTATATCTATTCTTTAATTGCTTTACTAAGATTTGTCCATCTGCTTCAAGTTCTTCATTTGAGATGAGAGCGAACATGAGATCTGCGGTAGCGGGTAATCCAAAAGACTCGCTCGTATCTTCAAGCCCAACATCCGAGTTACTAAAACCAGAACGAGTCGTTTGTGTTGCAGATACGATCGGTACGTCAAACTCCACCGCAAGACCTCGTATCTCTTCAGCAATTGCCTTAATGTAGGAGTATGAGTTGATTGCACCGCCCATTCCTTTCATTCTACTTGATGCACAGATATTGAGATAGTCGATATAAATGATATCTGGTACAAAATTACGTTTTAGTTTAAGCTCATTCATCAAAGCTCTAAAGTGATTCGTATGAGCTTGACCAGTAGGATATTCTTTTACAATAAGTTTACCGTTTGTTTTTAGATTTTCTACACCTCGCATCAGTTGTTCTTTAGTGAGTGTATCTAATTTATCAATCGGAGTATCAAGTAAGTTCGCATCAATACGTTCGGCGATACGTTCTTCAGACATTTCCATAGTTATGTATAGTACATTTTTCCCAGCACTTAGACCAGCTGCAGCACAATGACACATAAACAAAGACTTACCAACGCCAGTGCCAGCGAGAGCAATGTTAAGAGTTTTATTAGGAAGACCTCCTTTTGTAATTTTGTTGAAGAGATCCAAATCGAACGGAAGTCTTTCTTCTTGCTCATGATAGAAATCGTATCGTTCTTCGACGTTCTCGATGTAGTCATGCCCGATATTGGTATCGAAGCTGACCGAGAGTGCTTTTGTAAGTATGTCAGGGAGCGAGTTTTTGGTAAGCGTGGAATGTTTGCCATCGATAATACTTATGCTTTCCATGATTGCGTTATATACAGCACGATCTTGACACCATTTCTCAGTAGTATCCATAAGCCATTTTTCATCAATGGCTTCGGTGTCAAAGATCTGAGGAATAATCTCAACTGCGTGCTGATATTGTTCGTCATTGAATTTGTCAGACTGATCGACTTCAATCTTAAAGGATTCTGCTGTAGGCAGATTATTATATTTAGCGACATACTTAGCGATCTCTTTAAATAGAGTTTTGTATACGCCTTCAAAATATTCTGGTTTTACGAATGGCAAAACCTTTCGCATATAATTTTCATTCGTAAGAATATTACGAATAACTGTTTGTTCAATATTAGTATTCAAAATTTAACTTTCTAACTTATATTTTATATTTTTTTGTAGATTTACATATGGCAAATGTAGAGGAACTTCTTGAGATTTTTCATGATAGAAATCTAACCCTAAAGAATATCTGTGGCCATATGTAGATCTTTGAGAAGTAGTTTCATGGTACATCAAAGAACCAAAAAATGTCAGAGTACCTGGTTTATTTTCAATAGGTAAAAAGCGGTCATGCATTACAGGTACATGATATAATGTCTGAGATGGGCAATTTGAGTCTATAAAGAAATTAGCAGATATAGAACTATCAAAAACAAATGTGTGGGCGTGCTTATCTAACCAATCTAAGTGAGATAATTTATTTGCCCAACATTGTACCTTGTTAACTTCAAAACTAGCATTTAAATATTTTCCAATATAATCGAAATACGCGTCATTTATAAATTGCTTAAGTCTTTCAATTGTACTATAAGATTCTGCATAATCTAAGATATTATACTTTGAAAAATGACCTGTCAAAATACTTCGAGTATTAGTAAGCCCATCACTCGTCTTGCTCGTACTTTTATTGGTTTTAAGCCATAACTCAAGTTCATCAATAATTTTAACTAGATCAACTCTTATTTCTTCGTATGAATCAATAGTGTATTCTACGATCGGAAATTGTATAGTCGCAAAATGGTCAGATTCTTTAATAATATATTCATTTGTTTTCATTTATCTCATTATCCAAAGCACGTTCTAATATAGATGATAGTACACCACCGGCGTACTTTTGTAAACCAATATTTTCAGAAGTTATAGAATCATCTGGAGAATATATCACCGTAAAATTAAAAGAAAGTTCGTCGCTTTCCTCTTTTAATTCTAATGCTCCGAACTGAAATACTGTTTCAATATATTCGCCTTCTAATATTCTAATTTTCCATGTATCATTGTCATTATCATCCGGTACTAATTGATAGTTAACGTTTTCTTTCATCGCTATCTTCACTCCATATCAAAGAGAAATCCTTAGCAGCATTTACTAAATTACTAGGATATCCATTGGTAGTCAAAAAATGATCAAACCCTGGCATAGTCGGTTCTATATGAGCAGGCATTTTTTTCGGAAAGCCATATGTTTCGCCTGAAGGCGGATTAA